ACTACTTATGAGACTGAAACAGAAGATCAATCACAGAATGGACAAGCTCCAGGAGATGATGGAAAGCAATCAACACCTGGAGAATGAAGAAGCGGCCTATGATCTTACCCTAGAAGTAAGTAAGTTTTGGTCTGTATTAGATGAAGCTGATAAAGATTACATACAAATGTGTCAAATGGCTATTGAAGAACAAAAGGAGTGGAATGTATGAGTGCGTGGGAGAAACAAGTTGGTGGAGACCACTACAAGAAGTATGCTATTCAACCTACAGAGTATGCTGAGAGAAACGGCCTTACTTTCTCTGAAGGTTGTATAGTGAAGTATATTACTCGTTGGCGTGACAAAGGTGGAATTGATGACTTGCGAAAAGTTATTCACTATGCGGAACTCTTAATAGAGTTGGAGATACAGGCAGATAAACAGGTATAAAGTTATTGACACAACAAGCTTTAGCCCATATAATATGCACATCTTAAAAGAAACAAAGGAAAAATATAAAATGTCAGTAAAATTCAAGCCTAATGAAGTTGTATTTGATAGAAAGACTAAAATCAAAACTGTGCGCGTATTCCCAATGGCAGGCGTGAAAACCTCTGAACTTGTGGAACTGTGTACGAAACCAGATGCTGACCTGCGTTCAGGTGAGCGTAAAACCCGTGCGAAGGCACGAAACGAATTACTCAAGAGAGGTGTATCTGTATGAGAAACTTTAATTTTAGCATGAGAGACCGAGATCATAATGATGAATCTATCTCTTTTGACTTTGACAGTAAGAATGATGCTGATGTACGACATAAGCTGCGTAAGTTTTTCAAGGCTTGTGAAATGTCTGTAAATGATGATTTTACTGATGAGTTGTTTGAACGGCGAACAATGGTCGCTATAAAACTAGAAGCAGTTTGCGCTGAGGGTACTGACCCTTCCGCAGAAGAAGAGCTTTACGACTTACAAGAAGCTTTTGATCTGGTGATTGCACATGTCGAATCCGAACTATAGACTACTTCAGCAGGCGTTAACCGAACTAAATGCAGACGGTAACGAAGAACGTGGGCGAGAAGGAGAAGAACTCAAGATAACGTCTGACGGCTATGTGAATACAGCTCCGTCGGGCGAACTTCCAGTATGGAAAAAGGTAACAGCTCCTGGCCATCACGCCGGTGTTACAGAGGAACAGTGGGCAGAAGTATTAAAAGCACTACATCGGGAAAATAATTCTTGACAAGAATCCTCTTTGCCAGTATAATTATATTTCAAAAGAGGGAAAACTATGATAATTTCAGGAAGTATTGACTATTCTTACTCAGGTAGGAAGCGTAGTGTGAAAAGGACTCGGAAGACCGAACCAGTGTTTCGCCCCGCTTCTGGCCCTTTGTTTAAGAATACGAGGGAGGATAAATACTATCCTTCTGCTCCTATGACAAAGTATAAGCCACCAGCGGATGTTTCGTACAAGCGAGAGGAAAGTAAGAATTATACTGTAGCAATCGCCTATAATAAAGGTGGTTACATGGTAATTGGTAAAGATAACATTAAGGATATTGGTAAGTGATTCATACACCGCTATTTAAAGCCAAGGAAAGACATATACAAGATAAGCTTGTTATGGTGTGCCTTGAATTTATTGAGCTGAACTACGATAAAAAGTTAGCACAACTCAGTAGAGAGGAAATGAAAGAGTTGGATGATTTTGCTTTTCATAATGTTAGCTCTGTAATGTGCTATGGGATACGAGAAAATATTAAAAGGTGGGAAAGAGCACATGAAACCACCGTAGAGGGAGGCGAATACTTGAAAGAGTTAAACCTTCGAGAAGGAGAGGACTAAGTGGCATACAGCGAACAGGTTATGGATCATTATGAAAACCCACGGAATGTGGGAAAACTCGACAAAGATTCCCAGACTGTTGGCACGGGCTTAGTGGGTGCGCCTTCGTGCGGTGACGTAATGGTTCTACAGATAGACGTAAAAGATAATATTATCTTAGACGCTAAATTTAAAACTTACGGGTGTGGAAGCGCTATTGCTTCCAGCTCACTGTTAAGTGAGTGGGTGAAGGGCAAGAGCTTAGAAGAGGCGGGTAATATAAAAAATACTGACTTAGCTAATGAACTTGCACTTCCACCTGTTAAGATTCATTGTAGCGTACTAGCAGAAGATGCTATAAAAGCTGCGATAAAGGATTACAAAGAGAAACAAGTATGATGATGGATAGGTTGTATCAGGAAGCAGAAAGCATTGTTTTAGCAATGTGGGACGAAGAACCTGAAGAGATGGCGGCAGAGATTTCTGTTCAGCTTTCAATTAGCGCAGATTATGCGTGGGATTTAGTTCAACAAGTTATTGTAAACGAAATTCGTATTGAAGAAGGTTACAATGATGGAGACAATGATTTATTTGATTGGGACGGAGACGCATTAGCCTCCGCAGGATTCGGAACTGATGAAGACTATTTCTAATATTATTGATTTTAATAAGTATAAGAAAGCCAAACAGAGAGCAATCTCTGTAGTAGTAAACGACAGTTTTGACACTGCTACTTTTACTTATACCGTAACAAATGATATTGGAGAAATGTTTGAGTTTGAGATACCTTACCCAAATTATGATGATTTTTTCGACAGTTAATAAAAAATAGTTCTTGACACTTAACCTATTTACCGATATAATTGTATTCATAAATAAGAGAGATTCTTATTTAAAATCCACTAGAGATACCCCCTAGTTATTTGGGGTATCGCCCATACCCCTCAGGCGTAAGTGAGTGGAGGATTCTAACTTCCTCCTAGTTAGACGGTATAGTTGCTACGATAAGTGACTCTTCGGAAGGCAGTCCGATGCGGATATAAACTGCCCTTGGGGAGCTAATGACCCCGTTGCCCCATAAACTGGTACCGATTCCTATGGGCACGTCGAACCTTACAGGCGGGAGACGACGTTAAAACAAAAAGACCTACCGAGAAGAGAACTCGTAGACCATCTCCGTGTATGCACGCCACGTTAATCAAAAGGATCTAATCCGGGTGTAGGTTTTAAGGCTTTTTTCCTGATAATAAAAGGCCACTATTTCTGAGATGAGGCAAACTGTCATGGAGTAGTTAAGACTTCCCCGAAGAAGCACTACACCTCATCGAACACCTGGGGGTGAGCAATCAGCCTTAAAGCGTAACGCGCCCCCACCTATTATAGAGGTCTTTATGTATGTATGTATTTGCAATAATATATCGAGTAAAGACTTAGAAAAAGACCCCTTTCTTATTCATAAAGTGGGGTCTAAATGTGGCAAATGTGTTGAGAGAAATCAACAAGTAGTTTGTGGAAACCTTAGCGTATTAGTAGAACCGGAAGATAGACTTCCAGCCATTCAAATGGCATAGCGATTTATAAAAGGAGTTCATACATGCCCGCAGGAAAAGGTACTTACGGCAAAAAGAAAGGAAGACCCTCTAAAAAAGGGAAGCAAAAGATGCCAATGGCTTTCTTAAAGAATATTAAGAAGAAAAAGAAAGCGAAAAAGAAACGTAAATAGTGGCTGTCCGCAAAAGAAAAACTTCCCCTCGCAAACGCAAAGCTGCCCCGAAGAGAGGTCGTAAGCCTCTCTCAGCCGCAGTAAGAAAATCCCTAGCAGCAAAAGCAAAGAAAAGTGGTAAGTCACTCCGTACTTTAACATCAGTATATCGTCGGGGACAGGGAGCTTTTCTATCTAGTGGCTCTAGGCCTGGGATGACTATGGCTAGATGGGCTCACGCTCGTGTCAATTCTTTTATACGTGGTTCACGTAAGCATGATTTGGACTTGAGGAAGAAGAAATAGATGCCCACTAAACGTAGAAAAGCTGTCAAAGATAAACGCACGGGAGTGAACAAGAAGTATCTTAGCGGTACTGCTGGTTCACGACGTGCTAAACTCGCAAGAGTTTTAAAAAGAATTGCGACCCTTTATAAGCAGGGCAAGCGTGTACCAAAAACTCTACTAGCAGAGCGTATACGTTTAGGAAAGAAAAGTGGCAGTAAAAAGAAAGCCTAAAAAGAAAGATTCCCGCCTTAAAAGAGCTGGGGTTTCAGGTTTTAATAAACCTAAACGAACCCCCAAGCATCCCAAAAAATCCCATATTGTTGTCGCGAAAAGTGATGGCAAAGTAAAAACAATAAGATTCGGTCAGCAAGGTGTCTCAGGTTCCCCCAAGAAAGCGGGTGAGTCTAAGGCAGCTGCTGCTCGTCGTCGTTCTTTTAAAGCTCGTCATGCTAGAAATATTGCAAAGGGTAAGCTAAGTGCAGCTTACTGGGCGGATAAGGTAAAATGGTAGAAGTATAGGATACTTTAAACTATTAATTTAAACAACTACTC